TCGATTATCTCAAATTTCCGATGACATTCAGCAAGGCAGAACTTCCCGATGGATGTCACGGAGAGACGTGCAGATGAAGAGAATGCGGAGGAGGCAGAATAATCATGGAAAGAACATTGGAAAGCACAAAAGAACTCAAGGAGATCGTCAAAGGTCTCATGATTGACCTTTTGGCGGGCTATAGCACTTGTCATCTGTGCTACTCATGGGATTTAGCTAACATCATCACAGGGGAAATCCTTGAGAGGAAGCCATTGTGGTGGCTGATTAACGTCTGCAACTGCCAGTACAGGGAAATCCTTGATGACCTCAGAAGATACCATATCCCCAAGAAAGGAGACACAACGGACTGGGCAAGACAGGCTATCACGATTGAAGTCGCTGAACTGTTAGGGGCTAGTGATGCCGTGATCGACACATGGCACACCTATGACGATGAAAAAGGGTCTATGCCCGCCATGCTTAACCGCACCGTAGCAAGACACATCGCCATGGATTTGGTGTTTGAATAACTAATTTATAATTGAGACACAAGGTGAGGGAAGAGACACAAGTTAGTAGTTAGTAGCTAGTAGCTTGCGTCTTTTAACTCAATTTTAATTCAATTTAACTCAATTTTAATTCAATTTAACTCAATTTTAATTCAATTAAAGAAAGGAGAATATCATGGTTACGTTAGATGATGAGTTAAAACTTGAGAATGAATATCGCAATATGGCGATGGATAAACTCAAGGATGCCCTCAAGTATAAAGAAACTAACGGTGATGCGTCCCATACTGCCATGGGGTCTGGTCTTATTAACCATCTGTACATGAACCTTGCAATAAACATGAAGGCATGGGTCGATGTGATGCTGACTCCTAAAAGAGGCGTAAAGCCCATGTATTATAACCTCTTGAAGTATTCCCATGCACAGTTTGAAGATGAAGACACATTCATTTCTATCTTGTGTCTTTCCCTCTTGTCTAACGTCATCAATCAGATTGTACTTCCGCAGAAAGACAACAAGACCATGCTCTCTAATGTGGGGGCTAGTATCGGCGATCAGATCAAGGATGAAGTTCACTTGCAGGAATTTCTGAACTATCTCCAGTCCGCTGACTATCAGAAGTATATCAATAGTACCCTGTTTCAGGACTGGCTCAAGGAAAACAATAGGAAGATGTTTGAATTTACAAACATTCCTGTAGGTATCTCAAAGGGACTCAAGACAAGAAACAGTGACTACTATCGCCGCTACTATGTTCAGCAGATTGAGAAGAAGGTCATGGATGCCAACATCCCATGGAAAGCAAAGACCTTTGAGAAGGCTGAATGGATGACTTTAGGGGGCAAGTTAGTAGAGATCTTGCTTGCCTCTACAGACCTCTTTGAACTCAAGTCAATTGGTGGCTCTACGGATGACATTCACGCCACACAGAAGTTTCTTGATATATGGCAAGCGAACACCGACTATGCTATTCTTCATGCATACAAGAATTGCCCGACCATTATCCCACCAAAGGACTGGTCTAGTATCAGCGAAGGTGGCTACTTCGGTGAACTCTCGGTCTTCAACAAGGCAGTCCGTGTCTATCGCTTCAAGGAAGGTGGCTACTACTATGAGAAGTATTTCAAGAAGTTGAAGTCCGCAGACCTGTCTAAACCCTTCAAGGCACTGAACGCCATTCAGAGTACCCCATGGAAAATTGACAAAAAGGTACTCAAGGTAGCTCATGAAATTGTCAAGATGGGTGGAGATCGTGCTGGTCTGCCTAGCACCGAACCATATCAGGGTCTTCCACCTCTCCATAATCCTACCGAAGAGGAACTCAAGGCACACAAACACAAGATGTTTCTCCAGTACAAGAAAGAGTCAAGCCGTAAAGGTAAGATGGTAAGGGTATTAGCTAACCTCAACACGGCTGAACGCTTCAAGGACTATGAGAGGATTTACTTCCCTTGCAATATGGACTTCCGTGGTCGTATCTATCCTATTCCGTCCTTTAATTTTCAGGGGGATGACCTTAACAAGGGTCTTATCCAGTTCGCAGATGCTCCGAAGGTGACAGATAATGGCACAGAACGTTGGTTCTTGATTGCAGGAGCTGAGTTTGCGGGGATTGACAAGGTGTCTTTCACCGATGAAATCAAGTGGGTCAAAGAGAACGAACAGAATATCCTTGACACCGCAGAAGACCCGATCACCATGTTGGACTGGTGGGGGAATCTTGATTGTCCCTTTGAGTTCCTTCAGTTCTGCTTTGAGTACAAGGAAATGGTAGCATACAAGGCTTCTCACAATGGGTCTATCGTGGGATGGGCAACTGGTGTCCCTGTAGCATTCGACGGTACTTGCTCTGGTCTTCAGCACTTTTCAGCTATCCTTCGTGACCCAGTAGGGGCAGAAGCTGTCAATCTGAAACCAAGTGACAGACCACAGGACATTTATGGCAGAGTAGCAGATGTTGTAAATCAGGTGTTAAAATCTGACTCCGAACATGGTACAGCAGATGAGTGGGATGCTGACAAAAACAGACCAAAGTACGGTACGAAGACCATGGCACAGTTATGGTTGAACTTTGGTGTCAATCGTAAAGTGACCAAGCGTTCTGTTATGACCCTTGCATACGGCTCTAAAGAGTACGGCTTCAAAGAACAGGTGTTTGTAGACACAGTTGAACCTCACCTTGATGAAGGGGTCTTTACCGAAGACAATGCTAGACCATGTTCTGCATACATGGCAAAGCTGATTTGGGAAGCAGTCAAGAAAGTAGTAGTCAAGGCAGTGGAAGGCATGGAGTGGCTTCATAAGGTCACTAGAATGATCTGCAAGAATGAGAATGTAGTCCAGTGGACTACCCCCATGGGTCTTATCATTCATCAACCATACCTGACCACGAAGAGTAAGACCTACCGCCTTCGCTTCGCCCAGACACAGAAGAGAATTTATGTTCCCTATACATTAGGGGATGTGAATAGCAAGAAGCAGGAGAACTCCATTGCACCGAACTTCATTCATTCGATGGACGCAAGTCACCTTCAGCTCACTGTCTGCACCGCAAAAGACCTCGGAATTAACCATTTTGCGATGATTCACGACTCTTATGGGACTACTTTGGAGAACGCAGGGCAGATGTTCAAGACCATTCGTGAGTGCTTTGTGCAGCTCTATACGGAACATGATGTTCTCAAAGAGTTCGCAGAAGAGGTCACACACCTGACCGAAAAGAAACTTCCTGAACTTCCTGAAAAGGGTTCTTTCAACATCAATGAAGTCCTGAGTAGTCTCTATGCGTTCCATTGAGAACTAATTGAGACATCCTCCATAGTGGCTAATTGAGACAACTAATAGGGGGACTGGGAAAGACTCTTTAAGTTATCTTTAAGATAACATAAGGAGTCTTACTAGATACCTTAAATCTAACTACTATATACTATCTATTAACTATCTATATATAGAATACTTAAAGTATACTTAATATATAGATTCTTTATAGATAGCTAGTAGCTAGTATCCTTAAAGACTCCATACCGCACCAAAAGGACTGGTGAGGTATGGGGTCTTTTTTTGTGTCTTAAAGCTGTGTGTCTTATACCACGAGCCTTCGGCATTGGCAACTGAGAACGTCTCTCAGTTAGCTATTGAGACACCTAATAGGGGAAAGGCAACTTCCTCTGACCAAGTTATTGAGACACCTAATAGAGGAAACGTACAACGAAAGGAGGGTGGCAATCAATGCATTTCAAATTTGCTCCGAAAGGAGTCTGTTGTAGGCAGATTGAGTTTACTTTGACACCTGTATTAGCCGTTGAAGGAGACAAGGTAGAACCTAACTGCTATGTAGTAACGCACATCAAGTTTACTGGTGGCTGTCAGGGCAACTTGAGTTTCATCGCAAAGTGGCTTACAGGGTACACCGTGAACTATATTGTGTCTATCACTAAGAACCATAAGTGCGGTAACAGACAAACATCTTGCATGAATGAGTTTTGCAACTGCCTTGAGAAGGCTAAAGAGATTATGGATGAAAGGGAGTGGACTGTTGATGACTGCTACTAAATTCAAGGAAGGTGATCTGGTCTATGCTCCATTTCACGGCTATGGGATAATCACAAAGATTTACAAGGAGATCTGTGTCTATCCTATTATTGTCGAATGGTATCCAGATAAACCATTTATGGAGACTACAAGTTCCTTTACTGACGATGGCTATCTGCTGGTCAGAAATCGCAATGATCCCATGTTCAAGATAACAGTAGTCAAGAGGAGACACAATCATAGGAATCTCTTAAATCGCTTCAGAAAGTTCCTCAAGGGTGATTAAGTAAATTATACTTAGACACCTTGCGAACGCCTTAGAAACGATTTTGGAGCATCCTAGAGGCATTCTGAAACAAGAAGGAGGTTATTATGGTAGAGACAAAGTTCCATGTTGGTGATAGTGTCTATTCTCCGCATTGGGGCGAAGGCGTGGTCACTGTCATTGATGACAATCCATTATTTATATATCCAATTCATGTAAAGTGGACAAAGAAAAAGCAGCCATTTCAGCGAGACGGTGCTATTTTTACACCTGAAGGAAACTTTAATGTTGGAATAATTAGCCAGTGGGATATTGTGCTTCTTGAGGGGGGTGACGAAGAAATGGGGCAGATTGCTAGTGTCATTGACCACAACATTGCAAAAAAGCAGGATTCAAAATCTATGGTGGAGGACAGAAAATTCATGGAAACATGTAGAAGAATTGATGCAGAACGCAAAGAATTTAAGGTCGGAGATATGGTCTATTCTCAGTTTTCTGGTGTAGGCAAAATCATCAAAATTGATGCAAATGCAAGCCTTGAATATCCTATTGAAGTTAAGTGGTGTGACAGAAAAGATATTGATATATTCGATTGTGATTTCTTCACGTTAGATGGTCGCTTCTTCTCTGATCGTCACAATACTCTTAGGGATATTGTGCCAGTCGAAGAGGTTGACATGGAGTTTGAGGAAAAGGATGATGGCACTATCGAACGCATGGAAGATGCACTCAACAAGAAAGTTGAAGATGCCGTAAATCCAGCTCATTACAAAGTTAAGGGGCTGCCAGAAGCCATTGACATTATCAACCATCTGATGCACCGTTGTCAGCTTGAGGGATTCCTTTGGGGCAACATCATTAAGTATGCCTACAGATATGGCAGAAAGGGTGACAAAGCTGAGACCGCCGGAAAGATTGAATGGTATGCAAAGCAGCTCAAGGAACTTTGTGAGTGTGAAGCAGAAGAAAAAGAAGGAGAAGGTGACAAGAAATGACTCTTGAAGAACTCTTAGAGGTAGTTCCAGATAACTACCCGCTTGGTCTTATGGATTCCGACCCAGATAATTATTCTATGCTGGTCTTCGGCAACAAGAAAGATATCATTTTTGGTTTCGGACAGCGTGCAAGACTACTGCCTGAACAGGTGAAGAGTCTGAAAGTAGTAGCTATTCATCCCGGTGCTAAACCGTATCTTTCAGATGATACTGAGATGTACGGTGATGATTCCGTTGAACTGCATGTAAGAACCGGACTGCTGATTGAGGTGAGTCCAGATGACTAAGAAACAGTGCGTCATCATCGGCATTATTTCAGCTATTGTGTCTGGTATCTTCATGTACCTGATGAAATACTTTCCGTATGAATTTGCTCAGGTACTGTTCTGGCTCGTGTCTTTTGCTTTTTGCTTCGGATGCTTCTATCTGCTGATTGCTATCATCTGGACAAAGGGTGAAATCTTGCCAAACCCATACCCTACTATCTATCCATTTGACCCTCTCATTGAGGAGAAAATGAAGGAAATTGAAGAGATGAAGAAGGAGAAAAACAAATGAGAGACGAAAGCACAAAAATTATTGATGACCTGATTCGTGTGTGCAAGGAAGTTCAGCCTGATTTTAATGCACCTGATGGGTCTATCACGGCACTCTATAAGAGGACTTCTTTTGAACACCTTTTCCAGACGATTGGAGATCTTTATCATACGCTTGTATGCTTCAACATCCCAACAAAGTATCTGACTATTGAAGTAGCATACCCCATTGTAAAGATCACACTGGACTTCAAGGGGATGAAAATTCTGTGTCCTACATATGGTGAAGAGGAGGAAGACAACTAATGAGAATTAACAATCTTCAGGTTTATGACATGCACAATAGTATTCGTGCTTCTGGGTATCCGATGAAGGAATATCTGGACGTTGAAGAGCAGCACAGATTCCTTGATGACCACGACTGGAAGAGAGCTGTGTCTTTAGCTCGGCATGCATCTGCCGAAGGACACGATAACTTCTTGTCTGGTATTGTCGTTTCCTTCGATCTGACTTGCACGATCAAAATGTGGACACAGTTTGAAAGGTATCATTTCGCGCAGATTGTGTCTTCTCAGGCATCCATGCATCGACTTCCTCGGATGGAACTTGATACAGCTTTCACACCGTACACAGACCCAGAGATTGTGAACCGCCTGAAGGTCTTGCAGAAGCACTACAATGAAGAACCGAACGAAACTAATTTTCTTCAGTTGATTTACTCTTGCCCAACTGGTCTTCACCTCACCGCAAGAGTGACTACTAATTATCGTCAGTTGAAGACGATGATTAAGCAGAGACACAATCATAGACTTCCTGAATGGAGAAAGTTCTGTGATGAAATTCTGGAGCAGTGTCCGATGGCTGCTGAATTTTTGTTAGGAAAAGGAGTATTTAATGAAACTGCCAACACTGAAAATTAAGAAGCTGTACGAACATGCATTAGTTCCACAGAAAATGACCAAAGGCTCGGTGGGTCTTGATCTTGCTGTGTCTGACCCTGTTACCTTTTTTCCGCATGTAGTGACAAAAGTGTACACTGGTCTTGCTATGGCAATCCCTAAAGGATACCATGGTGAACTTCATATCCGGAGTTCATGGGGACAGAGAGGCATTAGACTTGCCAACTGTACAGGCATTATTGACTCCGACTATAGAGGAGAGATTACATTGATGGTCATCAATGATTCTGATACTGTGTATCATGCTCTTGAAGGGAAACGCATTGCACAGTTCGTACTGGTGAAAGACCCAGCATTTAACATGGAAGAAGTAACTGTATTAGACAAAACTGAACGTGGTAATGGTGGATTTGGTTCTACCGATGAAGAAAACAAAGGAGATAAATAATTATGGCAAAGCATGAATTTACAACTGGTGTTACCCCGAAGGGAAGTCTTCTGTTCCCTCATATCTATGAACCTGAACAGTATGAAGGCAAAGACGTAGGCTATACGGTCAACATCAAATTCGATCAGAAAGAAACGGATGCACTGATCGCAGTGATTGATGAAGAGCTTCAGAATGCTAAACATTCTATCAAACTGAAACCGGGGCAGAAGTGGTCTGCTGAACCGTTCCTCGGCTACAAGGAAGACAAAGATGGAGATATTGTCTTTAAGTTCAAAGCAAACTCTCATTACACTACGAAGTCTGGTGAGACTCATAAAGTCACTATTCCAGTCTTTGATGCACATGGTAAGCCGATCAAAGAACCACTGTCTATCGGTAACGGAACTATTGCTAAGGTCGCATACACTCTTGTACCGTACTGGATTTCTAAGGTGGTCAATGGTATCAAACTCCGTCTTGATGCAGTCCAGATTATTGACCTGAAGGAATACGGACAGAAGGATGCAAAGGGCTTCGGCTTTGGTGAAGAAGAAGGCTTCTCCGCACCTGAAGGGAAGGAAGAGGACGATTCTCCGTTCGCAGAAGAAACTGACGAAGACGATGGAGAGTTCTAAGTATGAAGAGGTTTTTCAGCAGGAGAGGTGGTTGGTCTAAGCATGCAGATGCGCACTACAGATCTGGTCTGGAAGACAAAGTAGCAGCACAACTTAGGGATGCAGATATTGATGCGAAGTATGAGGAGTATCAGATTCCATATGAGATTCCAGCTACTTCACATCATTACACTCCTGATTTTGTTTTACCAAACGGTATTATTGTAGAGACAAAAGGTGTCTTTGATGTTGATGACAGAAAGAAACATCTGCTCATCAAAAAGCAGTATCCTAAACTGGATATTAGATTTGTCTTTTCGTCTTCTAAGACCCACATTTATAAGGGGTCTAAGACAACGTATGCTGACTGGTGTGACAAATACGGTTTCAAGTTTGCTGATAAATGGATTCCAGACAAATGGCTAAGAGAACGAAAGAGAGCCATCACTGGCTTGATTAAGAAAATGAAGAAGTAATGCTCGATGTGTCTAGCTAATTGAGACACCTAATAGGGGGGAAGGAAGTGAAAAAGGATTGGCTTTTGTGAATTTGAAATTTAGAAAGAGGGATGCCACTGACTATATCTATATCGTAAAGAAAGATCTGCATGGCGTAGGACTTGAAGCTCTTAGAAAGAAAAGCATGAAGAGAGGAGGTCTTGACACAGGTTTCCATTTTATCATTAGATCTAATGGTAAGATTGAAGCTGATCGTGTCGAATATGCATATTCTGGTTGGTGGTTCGATCATGAAGATAAGGCTGTAGCTATTCTTATAGACACAGCAAGAGACAGTGAAGTGTCTTCGGCAGTCAAGAAGGCTGTCAAAGAGATTTCTTCTAAGTATCCGCATGCAAGAGTTTATGAAATTAACAATGCGGGAGATCTGGAGGATTGAGTAAATGGAAGAGCAAGAGAGTACCGCAATTAGAGTGCATCTGCCGTGTCCCGATTGCGGTTCTCACGATGCTCTCTGTGAGTATAGCGATGGTCATACATATTGCTTCTCATGCAAGACCTATCATAGTGGAGAAGATGGCAGAGGAGTGGGTCATAACAAAAAGATCATTCCTATCGACAATATGAAACTGGACTCACTGAGAGCAAGAGGGATTACGGAAGCAACATGTCAGGCTTACTCATATTACAAAGCCAGAATGGATGGTGGCGGGTGTCAGGTAGCGAACTACTTTGATGACAACGGAAAGATCATTGGACAGAAGTTGAGATTCGCTAACAAGATCTTTAAGACAAGAGGTGATATCTCTACAAGATTCTATGGACAGCAAAAGTGGGCTGGTGGTGGCGGTAAGAAACTGGTCATCACAGAAGGTGAGATTGATTGTTTAACTGTGTCTCAGCTTCAGGGTAACAAATACCCTGTTGTGTCTATCCCGCTAGGCGTTGGTTCTGCTAAAAAGGTCTTTAAGGCAAACATGGATTGGCTGAACTCTTTTGAACAGGTCATTGTAATGTTTGACATGGACGAAGCAGGGAGACAGGCAGTGAAGAGCATTGAGGGGCTTCTGAAACCTAACAAACTCTACATTGCTAATCTTCCTCTCAAAGACCCGAATGAATGTTTGCTTAATGGCAAAGGACAGGAAGTCATAAAGGCTATCTGGACTGCGAAACCATACATGCCCGATGGTATCATCAATGGTAAAGACACATGGGATGAAGTATCCAAAGAAGATGACAACGACAAAGGCTATCCGTATCCATGGGATATTGATCTAAATAAGATGACTATGGGTATTCGCAAAGGAGAGCTGACAGTCTTGACCGCTGGCACTGGCGTTGGGAAGACAACTTTTGTAAGAGAGATTGCCTACGATATGGGTGTCAACAAGCATCTTAAAGTAGGCATGCTGATGCTTGAAGAGAACGTGAAGAGGACAGTCAAAGGTCTTATGTCTATCGCAGCTGGCGAAAGACTTTACATCAATAGGCAGGGTCTATCTGATGAAGAGTTCAGAGCAGCTTTTGATAAGACCATGGGGACAGGCAACTATGTCCTTTATGAACACTTTGGGTCGCTTGAAGGTGACAATCTGATGGACAAAATTAGGTACATGGCTGTAGGTGAAAAATGTGACTTTATTGTACTAGATCATGTATCTATCGCTGTCTCTGGCATCGAAGGAGACAACGAACGAAAGCTGATAGATGTGCTTATGACAACTATGAGATCTCTTGTCGAGGAGACTGGAGTAGGTCTTATAGTCATTTCACACCTTCGGCGTGTTCCTGACCAGCAGTCACATGAAGAAGGTGGGTCTACTTCTTTGTCCCAGCTTCGTGGTTCAGGAGCTATAGCACAGCTTGCAGACACAGTTATTGGTCTGGAGAGAAATCAGCAAGCAGATGGTCGCAAGAAGAACCTTGTGAGAGTCCGTGTCTTGAAGAATAGATGGACAGGTGAGACAGGGATTGCTGGTTATCTATTCTATGATAGAGACACAGACAGATTGACTGCTGTAGACAGGCTGACTGATTTTGAGGATGATGATGAAGATAATGAGGATGACACTGATTGTCCTTTTTAATAACTAGGAGGAATTATGAAAGTAGATTGGGAAGATCGTGAAGTATCTATGGGTATCTTCAAAGCAAAGTATGCGAAGAACTCTGAAGAGACTCCAGAAGAATTTTGTGAAAGAGTAGCATCTATTGTAAGACCAGAACTTCACGACTTTGTTAAAGAGAGTCTGGAAGCAGGAAGATTCTGTTTCGGAGGACGAACTCTCTACATGGCAGGAAGACCAGAAGTTAAGGCTTCTTCTTCTAACTGCTACATTATGCCGATGCCAGAAGATGACATTGAGTCTATCTATAAGTCCAATGCACAGATGGCTCGTGTCTTTTCTCGTGGGGGTGGAGCTGGTGTAAACATCTCCAATCTTAGACCAAAGGGAGCTAGAGTCCGCAATGCAGCCGAAACCTCTACTGGTGCAATTTCCTTCTTGGAACTGTACAACACCACTGGTAACATCATTGGTGCGAGAGGGCGAAGAGCAGCAGAAATGGTCGTTCTGAACTGCGACCATCCTGATGTGGAAGCTCTTCTGGATATGAAAGCATCTGGCGAAAAGCTGACAGCTATGAATATCTCGGTACTTTTCACTGATGAATTTATGGAAGCTGTTCTGAATAATAAGAAGTTCAGACTTCACTTTGAGTGTAAAGACACAGGTGAGAACATTGAGAAATGGATTGATGCTAGAAAGTTCTTCACACATTTTTGTGAGGTTGCTTGGGATATGGGAGATCCTGGGGTTCTGTTTAATGATCGTATTCAGCAGCATAACTTTAATCCTAACCGTCCTAGCTATCATATTTCCACTTCCAATCCATGCAGTGAATTTCTTGGTGCTGACTATAGCTCGTGTAATCTGGGGTCTATCAATGTCTATAGCTTTGTTAGAAATAAGTTCCGCACTGATGCGTTCTTTGACTACAAAGCATTCTGCGAAACTGTAGTCAAAGCTGTAATGGCACTGAACGATGTTCTCTCTTATGGTTACGATAAGCAGCCACTTCCAGAAAACAAGAAATGTATTGATGACTGGAGACAGATTGGTCTTGGTCTGTTTGGTCTTGCAGATGCATTTGTAGCTCTTCGTATCCGCTATGGTTCTGAAGAGTCCATTCATTTTGTAGACACACTCTTAAAGACCATGCATGATATGGCAGTGAGAGCTTCTGTTGGTGAAGCTATCAGATTTGGGTCTTACGGTAAGTTCTTCAAAGGTATCCTTCCGACTGTTGATAAAGACCTGATGACCACTGAGGAACTGGATAGTGTAATGAAACATGGGATGGCTAATGCTTCTCTTCTGTCTATTGCACCTACAGGGACGATGAGTCTCTTCATGGGGAACTTTACAGGTGGTTGTGAACCTATCTTTAAGCTCTTCTATGATCGCTCTACACATAAGATGGAGAAGACTGGAGACAGCTTCCGTGTCTATGCAAGATCTATTGAAGACCTTTTGAACTACAATGGTCTTTCTCTGGATATGAGTGTAGAGGAAATCAAAGAGATGTTCCCATGGGTCGTAGAAGCACATGACATTCCGTGGGCGAGCCGTGTCATTATCCAGTCCACTATGCAGAAGTATGTTGACAATGCTATTAGCTCTACTGTCAACCTTCCGCATGATGCAACTGTTGATGATGTATTTAATATCTATGTTGCAGCTTGGAGAAGTGGATGTAAAGGTATTACGGTATTCCGTGATGGATGCCGTAGAGGTAATATCCTTGGAGTTGAAGAGAAGAAAGAAAAGGTTGAACCAAAGAAAGCAGAGCCAGCACCAAAGAAGCCAACTTGCAGCGGAGATGCTGATTATAGAGAATGCCCAGAGTGTCATGAAAAACTCTTTAAGGTTGAAGGACATTGCGGTTATTGTGTTGGTTGTGGGTATAGTGCTTGTGGCATGTAAGTAAAGCATAGAAGGAGGAAATTAGATATGCTTATCTTTGATATTGAAACTGATGGTCTGTTAGACACGATGACTAAGATTCACTGCCTAAGCATATCTGATGGACACCATAATGTTACTGGCTATAGACCTGAAGAGGTTGAAGCTGGTGTTAAGAGACTGTGGGAAGCTGTGAATAACGGAGAAGGAATTTGTGGACACAATATCATTAACTTCGATATTCCAGCTATCCATAAGATCTATCCATGGTTTGAGATTCCGAGAGACAAGAGAAAGTTTGTTGTAGACACATTAGTTCTGGCAAGGCTGGTCTTTTCAAACATCTCTGAGTCGGACTATGGTGCTTTTAGACGTAAGGAGATGCCCGGCTCTTTAATTGGGTCGCACACCTTAAAGGCTTATGGGTATCGCCTTGGTGTCTATAAAGGCACATATGCGGAAGACACAGAAGATGCGTGGGAAATGTTTAACGAAGATATGCTGAAATACAATAAGCAGGATGTTGTCGTTACTGAAGCCCTTTATGAGAAAGAGCTGGCTAAACATTATCCAGAAGCTGCTATTGACCTTGAACATAAGGCTCAGTGGTTAATGACAAAGCAGGAGCAAAATGGTTTCCCATTTGACATTAAGGGAGCAAAGGAGCTTGAAAAGACCCTTAGAGACAGAGCAGCTATTGTGTCTTCCAAAATCAAAGACCTTGCTCCACCTATTCCAGATAAAGTCTTTATCCCTAAGAGAGACAACAAGAGACTTGGTTATAAGGCTGGTGTCCCTGTTCAGAGATACAAAGAATTTAATCCGGGGTCTAGGCAGCAGATCGAATGGGTAATTAGAACGCATTATGGATATAGTCCACAGAACGAAGAATTGTATGCGGAAGATGGGAGGTTAAAGATAGATGAAACAACTTTTCACTTTATGGCAAAAGACGAAGAAGCTCCTGAAGCAATTCGTACTTTGGCTCCTTTGTTTGAAGAACAGTTGATGCTTACGAAGCGTCTGGGTCAGCTTGCAGATGGGACACAGGCGTGGTTGAAGTGCGTGAAGGGAGATGGCAAGATTCATGGAAGAGTTAATCCAAACGGTACTGTTAGCGGTCGTGCTACTCATAGTCAGCCTAATGTTACTCAAGTCCCTCATAACAGTTCTCCTTATGGGAAAGAATGTCGTAGTCTGTTCGGAGTGCCTTCGGGCTGGGTACAGGCTGGCATTGATGCTTGCTCTTTGGAGCTTAGGTGCTTGTCTCATTTTCTATACCCTTATGATGCTGGGAAGTATGCCAATGAAGTCGTTCATGGTGATATACACACACTGAACCAAAAAGCAGCTGGTCTTCCTACAAGAGACGGAGCAAAGACCTTTATCTACGCCTTCTTGTATGGGGCAGGAGATGCTAAGATTGGCAAGATTGTAGGTGGTGACGCAACTGATGGGAAACGACTCAAAAATAAATTTCTTGCTGGGACTCCTGCTATTTCTTCTCTACGAAATACTATTAAGAAGTGTCTTATAGCAGAAGAGTATCATGGGAAGATCATTAAGTGGAGACGAAAGTATCTGAAGGGTCTTGATGGAAGACACTTGCATGTCAGGTCTATTCATTCAGCCCTTAACCTTCTCTTGCAGTCGGCTGGTGCTTTGGTCTGTAAGTATTGGATAGTAAGAACGGAAGAGAGGTTATTAGCTCGTGGACTTACGCATGGTTGGGATGGTGATTTTGCTCTTATGGCTTGGGTGCATGACGAACAGCAGATCGCATGCAGAACACCTGAGATTGCAGATATTGTTATTGCAGAAGCACAGGCTGCTATGAGAGACACACAAGCTCATTTTAATTTTAGAGTGCAGCTAGACACAGATGGAATGAAAGGAAGGAACTGGTATGACTGTCACTAATACGAAAGGAGTATTCTATTTGAATAAATATCTTGAAGTGCTGTGTAAGATGATGCAGAAACAGTATAGACTTCAGAGTGACTTTGCTAGAGAGAATGCTTTCATTATTGCGGAAGCTGCTTCTCGTGGACACATTTCCTCTGTGCTTTCTGGTACTGCTACAAACTCTTGGTACGTTACGGCAAAGGGCTTTAAGCTGCTGAAGAAGGAGGGTTATTTATAATATGCTCTTCATCTTTATTGATGCCGATATGTTATGCTTTGTGTCTTGCTCTTCAGTGGAGCGAGAGATAAATTGGGGTGATGGTCTGTGGACTCTTCATGCTGACGCAAAGGAAGCGGAGACACAGATTGATGATCGTGTCAAAGGAATTGTAACGACTGTTCTTGACAAGCTCGACTATGAAGGTGAGTACAGAATTATCATGTGTATTTCCGACCCTAAAGTAACCTTCAGGAAAAAGATCTTGTCTACCTACAAAGCAAACAGAATTGGTAAACGGAAGCCTGTATGCTACTCAGAAGTCCTTGAGTGGATTAAGAGGAACTACACGACAAAGATGATTCCTACTTTGGAAGCAGATGATGTGATTGGTATTGCAGCTACTCACTTCAAAGGACAGGAGGTTCATTGCTCCGGGGACAAAGACTTTAGGTCTATCCCCGGAATCTTTTATAACTTCCTTAAAGGAGAGCTGTATCACATCTCTGAGAGAGAAGCAGACAAATGGTTCTACACACAGACACTCATTGGAGACAAAGCCGATAACTATGATGGTTGTCCGGGGATTGGTGAAAAGACAGCAGAAAAGATTTTTAAGAAGGAGGGAGTCTCATGGGGGACAGTAAAGAAAACTTTTCTAAGAAAAGGTCTAACAGAGGAAGACGCATTGCAGCAAGCAAGGGTCGCTCGCATTCTAAGAGACACAGAGTGGAAGGATGGGAAGCCGATTCTTTGGTCGCCATCGAAGTAGACCAGAATGATGAGAGGACATTCAATTATATTGTGTCTAAGGTCTACAGTGAGATTAGACACTTGAAGTCTAAACCCGGCAAGACCCTTGCTGACTTTGGGTCAATTTACTATAGTCTTTATTGGGTTGCAGAAGCAAAGCATCTTATTCTCTTTAAGGATTCCAGAGGACACAATGTAGGTGTCTTAGCCTTTGACATTGTCACACCTTGGTACACTAGACGTACCTGTTTTGAAGAACTCTTTGTACTTGGTCTTGACCCAGCTTTCCATGGCTTTGGTCGTGTAGCAATGGACTATATGCTGAAGAGAGCTAAGGGTCTTGGATGCTCCATTATGGAAACTGGAGCGTCAATGACTGACAATCCAAAGATGATTGAAAATCTCTATAAGAGACACGGCAAATGTACGTTTATGTATCCATGTTTTGCTTGGATCTTCCCTAATTGAGACACCCCCTATAGAGACTAATTGAGACACCTAATAGAGGAGGGTACACATGAGTGACAAGATTCCTTATGTTCATGAAGATATTGTAACATATCTTGATGATTTGTTTAACTTTGATTCTCTTCTGTCTGCTCTTGATGGAGAACAGGCAGAGTATCAGATTGGATACATGAAGGGAGTCAGAGATATTATCAATCATTTGCGTGCAATTTCAGAGGAGCAGAATGAGAGGTGATAAGGTGTGTTTATGGAAGACACCTAAAATTCCTACACCGTCTGTTACTGCTAGAGAATTGACACCTTCGACTGAAGCAGCTGCACCAAACTCACCTATCTATGGTGGGACGGATGCTTGGAAGCAGAAGCGAAGAGGTTCTCAGGCATTACAGATTAGGCGTGGAGACACAGGTATGAATAACAGAGTTAGTGTAAATGACACAGGAGGTTGGAGTATTTAATTATGGGTGGTATTGGACACGCTGTTGGTAAAGTTATTTCTGCACCATTTAGAGCTGTAGGTAAACTTTTTGGTGCTAGAACTTCTACGGCATCTGTCACTCAGTCGGCAGGAGCAGCAGCAGCTCCAGCAGCAGATGCTCAGAATAATGATACAAACGTAGACACGGATGCTACTAAGCGTAAGAAGAAAGCTATGGGCAAGAAGAGTCTTATGATTGGCAATGGTTCTGATTCTGCTGGTGGTGGAACTACAGGTACTGGTCTTAACCTTTAAGGTGATGTAAATGGCGAAGAAAGGAACGACATTTAATCATGAAGAGACAGCAAAGTCTATTTATGAACGTCTGTCTTCTGATCGCTCTCCATATGTAACTAGAGCAGAAGATTGTGCTACATACACGATTCCTTCGCTCTTTCCTAAAGAGGGGTCTAATGGGTCTTCTACCTTCAATACGCCTTATCAGAGTATTGGAGCTAGGGGTGTAAACAATCTGGGGTCTAAGCTAATGTTAGCTCTGTTCCCACCTAACGACACTTTCTTTAGACTTACACCGGGAGAAGATGCAGAAGCAGACCTCGCAAATCAGCCTGAAATGCGTGAACAGGTTGAACAGGCTTTAGCTAATCTCGAACAGAAAGCAATTCAGTACGCAGAGACACACCAATATAGAGTTACCCTTGCGGAAGCTATTAAGGTGTTGATCGTTACTGGCAACTGTCTTCTCTTCTTACCACCAAAGGAAGGTGGTATGAAGCTCTATAAGCTGAACTCTTATGTTCTCCAGAGAGATGCTTTAGGTAACGTAGTACAGCTTGTAGCTATGGATAAGATTGCCTATGCAGCACTTCCAGATGACGTAAAGACCATGGTGACTCGTGGTGGGGAAGATAAGAAGCCAGAAGATATTATTACTATCTATACTCATGTTTATCTTGAGAATGACGTTTTCTATTCCTATCAGGAGGTGAACGGAGAAGTAGTAAAGGGGACTGAACAGCAGTACCCTAAAGAGAAGACCCCTTGGATTCCGCTTCGTATGGTGAAGATGGATGGGGAGTCTTACGGCAGATCTTTTGTAGAGGAGTATCTTGGTGATCTTAGATCTCTTGAAGCTCTCTCTAAGGCTATCGTAGAAATGTCAGCAATCTGTGCTAACGTACTTTACTTGGTCAATCCTAACGGTATTACAAGACCCTTTAAGCTGGCAAAAGCTAAATCGGGAAGCTTTGTACCGGGAAGACCAGATGATGTACAGGCTCTTCAGCTTAACAAAGGAGCAGATCTTCAGGTGGCAGCTTCTACTGTTACCATGCTCTCTGACCGCTTGTCTTTTGCATTTATGCTTAACTCAGCAGTCCAGAGAAATGGTGAACGTGTAACTGCCGAAGAAATCAGGTACGTTGCATCTGAGTTGGAAGACACATTAGGTGGTGTCTATTCTATTTTGTCTCAGGAGCTTCAGCTGCCTCTCGTAAGGAGACTTTTGGTACAGCTTGAAGGAACTGGTCAGATGCCAGATCTTGATGGTCTTGTAGAGCCGACTATTACTACTGGTCTTGCTGCTATTGGCAGAGGTCATGACTTTAATAAGATGATGACATTCAGTCAGATCGTTAGCCAGAACCCAGAAATGGCACAGGTCATTAACTGGACTGTTATGGCTGAACGTATGGCAAATGGTCTCTCTATAAACACAGAAAACTTGATTAAGACCCCTGAACAGATTCAGCAGGAACAGCAGCAGAGTCAGATGGCAGCAATAGCTGAAAAAGCAGCTCCTCAGATGACAGCTGGTATGATGAAAGGAAATGAAGAACAGTAACAAGGTTAGCAAGCTAACAAGGAGGAATAATTATGGAAGGTGAAGAACAGGTCGTAAATCCAACGCCAGAAGTTGACGCTGGTACTGTGGTAGACGCAGGAAAGACTGCTGACAAGGCAGCTCTTGATACTCTTGAAGAACACAAAGGTGTCGAAATCACCGACAACGGTGAAAAGGTAGACACCAAAGACAAAGAACCTACTGAAAAGAAAGTAGAGGAGAAGACCCCAGAAGCTGAGATCAAAGAAATCGAAGATGGGGTCAAAGAACAGCAGAAGGCAGAAGAGGAAGTTAAGTCTGATCTGACTTCTAAAGGGGTCAATTATGATGCCCTTGTGAAGGAGTATGAAGACAACGGCAAACTCTCTGATGAGTCCATGAAGGCTCTTAAAGGAGCTGGCTATCCTGAAGCAGTCGTTAATGCATTCATTAAAGGCTTTGAAGCTCAGGTCAATGAGTTCACCAATGCAGTCTATAAGATGGCTGGCGGTGAAAAGGAATATGGTCGGCTCTGTGAGTTCGTTAAGGGTCTTGGTGAAGCCGATGTTCAGGCATTCAATGAGACTATTAACTCTGGTAGTCTGACCCAGTTGTCCGCTCTCATCAATGGCTACAAAGCTCAGATGACAACTAAATATGGAACGTCTAATCGCAGCATCTTAGGTGGTGCAGCTATGGTCGAAAACAAAGGCTTTAATAGCAAAGATGCTATGATTAAAGCTATGAATGACCCACGATACGGCATGGATATGGCATACACCGAAAAGGTTCAGCGAATGACAATGCAGTCCACATTCTTGGGCTAATCTATTTTTCTATTGCTTTTTAATCAATAAAGGAGTAATTTAATGGCAGATGTAATTGTCGCACAGCCCGGTCTTATTCAGGGTACTGAGGATGCCCTTGGCGCTTATCTGAAAGTCTTTGCAGGAGAGACCCTTGCAGCTTTCTCTCGTTCTTCCGTAACTATGGGAAGACACATTGTCCGTACTATTTCTTCGGGTAAATCTGCTCAGTTCCCGGTATTCGGTCGAGCTGATGCTGCTTACCTTAAACCGGGTAAGTCTCTTGATGACATCCGAAAGAACATCCCGACTGGTGAAAAGAACATCGTAATTGATGGTCTTCTGACCACCTCTCAGATGATTCCAGATATTGAGGAAGCTCTGTCTCACTTTGATGTACGTTCCGAATACACCAAACAGATGGGTGAAGCTCTGGCTCTGAAAATGGATGGTTCTGTTCTTGCGGAAGCTGCAAAGATGATTGTAGCTAACAAAGAGAACCTTACAGGTCTGGGTAAGGGTGAAATCATCACCAAAAAGCTGGCAGCAGCTGATATTGGTGTGACTGAAGCAGAAGGTAAGGCTCTCGTACAGGCTCTTCTGGAAATTAAAGCGAAGATGTCTAACAACTACGTTCCGGAATCTGAACGTTACGTCTTCATGACCCCGACTGCTCGTACTTCTCTGATTGCGTCTCTGGTCGCTATTAACCGAGACTATGGTGGTGTTGCATCCATTACGGAAGGTAACATTCTCCGTATTGCTGGTTTCGATATTATCGAATGCCCGCATCTGACCATGGGCGGTGCAGAAGCTAACGATGGTCTGCTTCAGGGTGACGGTCATGTCTTCCCGACTACTTACAAAGACAAATGTGCATTCATTGCTATGCATAAGTCCGCTGTAGGTACGGTTAAGCTCCGTGACCTGAAACTGGAACGCGCTCGCCGAGCTGAATATCAGGCTGATATGATCGCAGCATCTTACGCTGTAGGTCATGGCGGTCTGCGTCCAGAAGCTGCTTACATGGGTTGCATTGAAGCAACTGTGTAACTTAAACCGAGTATAGAGATATACTCAAAGTATTTGAAAGAGGTGTATGGCTCGTACCATATGCCTCTTATATGTCCCTTTAGTTTAATGGAAAAATACCTAAAAGCCACGGTGGATAGGAGATTGAGGTTCGAGTCCTCAAAGAGACACCACAACTATTGCTAGATTGAATCTAGCTATTATTTTTATAAGAAAGGAGCTACTATGATTCTTACATCTAATAAAGCCCTAGAAGCTATCAACGATATGCTGGCAGCTGTAGGGGAAGCTCCTGTCAATACTCTTGAAGACTCTCAAAATGTCGATGTTGAGAACGCCATTAGAGTCTTAGAGAAAGTAAATAGACAGGTGCAGTCTAAAGGCTGGTCTTTCAATCATGTTAATGAGACAAAGCTGAATAGAGACCTCACGACTAAGAAGATCAAATGGCAGGATGACCTTCTGTATCTTGTTGGCACTGATGGTACTAAATATGTCCATAGGGGTGACTATGTTTATGACTTTGATAATCAGACAGACACATTCGATTCTGATATTGAAGTAGAACTCATTCGTCTTGTTGACTTTGACTATATGCCTTCAGTAGCTAGAGATTACATTGTAGCCAAAGCTGCTCGTATCTTCCAGTCTCAGACACTGGATGATGACAGTATTGGTCAGAACCTTTTGTCTCAGGAGCAGGAGGCTTGGGCTGCCCTGCAAGAGTATGAAATGGAACTTGGAGACTATTCTATGTTTAGCATCCAGCCTGTACAGACTTTGGAGGCGCGCTAATATGAGAAATACTAGAATTTCACAGACCATTAAGAACTTGATTTCTGGTATCTCTCAGCAGCCAGATCTTCTTAGACTGCCTGAACAGCTCGATCAGCAGGTCAATGGTTTCTCTACAGAGTCTTCTGGTCTCCAGAAAAGACCCCCGACACTCTATGTGAGCGATCTTGGAGCTGCACCTACTAACCCTAACTCTCTGTTACATATTGTAAACAGAGATGAGAACGAAAAGTATGTGATGCTCTTTGATGGGTCTTCTGTAAAGGTCTGGGATGAATATGGTAAGGCATATACTGTAAAATATGAAGGGGATGGAGAAGCCTATATTACAGTTGCTAATCCTAGAAAGTCTCTTAGACTTGTTACTATTGCTGATTATACTTTCATCGTAAACAGAGACAAAGTGGTCAAAATGGGGAAAGACCCAGTTCCTTACAAATGGGATGACCACAGTTGTCTTGTTAATGTTAAATCTGGTCAGTATGGTAGAACCTACAAGATTCTTATTAACGATGAAGTGATTGCAGAGTTTACGACACCTAATGGGGACAATGCAGCAGACACAAAGAAGATTGATACGAACTACATTAGAGATCAGTTAGGTGATGCTGCTGCTGCTCAAGGATGGACAGTAGAGAAGTATAACTCTTCTCTTTACCTTACTAAAGCAGATGTAACTATTAAGACTGTCAAATGTGTCGATGGGTTCAATGGTCTGGGTATGTTTGGTTTCTTCCATACAGCTCAGAAGTTCACGAACTTACCTACAGAAGCCAAAGACGGATACACAGTAAAGGTCTTAGGTGACAATGGGTCTGGTTCAGATGACTACTATGTCTCTTATAAATCTTCTGATAACATCTGGAAGGAATGTGCAAAACCGGGCATCATTGCTGGTTATGACAAAGCTACTATGCCTCATGTAATGGTCAGAAATGCCGATGGTACATTTACTGTGAAGCCAGCGGAATGGGAGGATAGAGACACAGGGGATGAAGATTCAAACTCTGAACCTTCCTTTGTTGATGGTAAGATCAATGATGTATTTCTCTTTAGAAATCGTTTAGGATTTCTTAGCGGAGAAAACATTATCCTCTCTAGGTCTGCATCTTTCTTCAATTTCTGGATGGGGTCTGCTGTAGAGGTACAGGATACAGACCCGATTGATTTAGCTGTGTCTAACAATGAAGTAGACACACTTTATCACGCAGTACCCTTTGCTCAGGACTTGGTACTCTTTTCTGCTAACTCTCAGTTCATTCTGGCAGCTGATGGGGTCTTAGCACCTCAGAACGCAGCTGCTCCTCTAGCTACTCAATTTACCTCTGCTAAGGAAGTAAAGCCTGTAGGAGCTGGTCGAAGAATGTACTTCATTGTTAAGAGAGCTGAGTTCTCTTCACTGAACGAATACTACACCATGAATGATACTCAGGGGACGAAAGATGCTCAGGATGTGTCTTCACATATTCCTTCTTTTATCCCTAATGGGGTCTATGCACTGTGTCCTTCTAACAACGAACATATTCTGCTTGTACTCTCTACTGGTAACACTTCCAGAATCTATGTGTACAAATATCTGTTCTCTGAAGAAGATCGTATGCAGTCTTCATGGTCTTATTGGGAATTTAAGGGTGCGACTATCTTAGGTGGTGGTTTCTTTGATTCTACCTTCTACATGCTTGTTGTCAGAAACGGTGAATTGTTTATGGAGAAAATGATTTTCACATACAACACCAAAGACTACAATGATGAACCGTACCGTGTCTTCCTTGACCGTAAGGCTGTGTCTGCTCCAATCTCTGATGACAACTATGATGACATTAACAACACGACACACTTACATATTGCAAAGGCATATGGCAATTATCTGTCTACTGGTGCAAAGTATGGTGTTGTTACTTCTGATGGTCATTATTATGAGTTCTCTTATAATGACGTAAAGAACGATAATGTTTACATCAATAGAGACTTGAGAGGACAGAAGGTCACTTTTGGAGAACTCTTTACGTTCTATGTTCAGTTCTCGCAGCTTATCATTAAGCAGAGAGGGACGGCTGGCATTGTAGCAGAAGAGGAAGGCAGACTTCAGATCTCTCGAATGAAGATCAATTTCGCAAAGTCTGGCTACTTTGAAGTACATGTTAGTCACAAAGACCCCAGACCTCAGTATGTATACTATCATACTGCTAGAGTCTTAGGGGCAACAAACAACAAGATGAACGTTATTCCTATGGAGACAGGTTCGATGATTATTCCAGTTATGAGTAAGAACGACAACTGTCAGATCTCCATTAAGACACAAGCTCCTACGGCTATGTCTCTTATGGGGTTCACATGGGAAGGGAACTATATCAAGAGGACAAGAACGATATGATTACGATTGACACAGCTACAGAAAAAGATATTTGGGACTTTGCTAAGAACATTAGACCAATGGACAATGAGGAAGTAAAGGCTGTGTCTGGTAAGCCCTTTGATGAACATCTCATATTCCTTATTACTCATGTGGAGGATGTTAGGGTCATCAAATGTGATGGGGTCTTACTTGGCATTGGCAACTGGTATCAGGAGCAGCTTGACTGGGGTCTTTATTCTAAAGGTGTCATTGGTTGGATGCTTCTGACTAATGCAGTTGAAGATCACAAGATTGAATTTCTTAGGTGGTCTAAAGATCTCGTAAAGACACTTTTGACAGCCTACCCAGCAATCACAAATGTGGTCTATGCAAAGAATGAACTTCATATTAAATATCTGAAGTTCCTCGGAGCTGAGTTCTGGGAAGACCCATTCAGAAAAGATCTTTTGCATTTTATTATTGAAAGGAGATAGTTTATGTGTTGGTGGGCAGTCGCAGCTCAGGTAGCTATGCAAGCCTATGGCATGAGACAGCAGTATAATGCTCAGGCAAAGTACCTAGAAGCTCAGGCTAGAGGTGCTACCAAAGAGATGAACTACGCTTTTCAGAACTACGAAATCGAAAGGCAGGATGCATATGATGCTGCCGTAAACGATATTATTAAAACACGAATTAACCAAATGCAGCTTAACTCTCAGGTCAATGCTGCTATTGCTGAGGGTTACGCAGGAGGGGGTAGAACAGCAGATAGACTCATGAGAGCAGCTGAAGCAGACACATCTAGGTCTGTTGCTTCTGTTCAGGACAACTATCTCAGAAAGTCGAATGAAGTTGATCTCAACAAAGAGACTACACTGCTGTCTACAAAGGACTATATTGCACAACTTCAGAAACAGGGTAAGATCTCTAGGTCTCAGAAGTTCTCCGATATTCTGTCTCTGGCTTCTACTGCTTTGTCTGGGTATAATGGATACAAGACACAGGCAGCAGCTGCTAAGGCTAAAGGAGGTACATTCGACTTCTGGGGTTCTCATAGTCCAAATACAAAATCTTCTGGGTCTTATTTTACCTACAATTCGCAGGGGCTGCCTTCAATGGCTAACTATACGAATTATTACAAACATGGTAGGTTACGGAAGACCAATTTACTTATTCAGTGATACGGAGGCTAAATGGCTAGTATAACTCAAAATGCAGTGGGTACTCAAAGGCAGTTTACACGTCAGCCAGTAGCCACTTATCAGAAGTCCTTGAGGAATCTTGTAGATTCTCAAGGCATCGTTAAATCAGGGGCTGGTGATAGGCTTTATAATGCCGTAACTGGTCTTGGGTCTAACATCATGAAATATGCTTCTAGTGAGGAAGACCGAGCTAGAGCAAAGACTGTTGAGGTCGAACCTCTCATCAATGCAGCTACAGAAGAGGACTGGAAGAAACTGTCAGCTATCGAACTTCTCAATAAGTATGGGAAGTTCCAGCTTGCAGATAACCCATATGCCGTAGCTGCCATTGAACAGGCTAGAGGTAAGTACATGTCTGAGAAGTTCTCTCAGCAGTATCAGATCACGATGGCACAAGACCCAGTTAAGGAGCCAGATAAGGAACGTGAAAGATATGAGAATGAAAAGAGAAAGTTCCTTGAAGATAACAAAAATGAGTCTTATGATGTTGAACAGTTCTATAAGGGATTCTGGGCATCGAACCTACAAGACCTTCTGGATATTACCAATCAGAAGGTAGCGGAGAAGTCTAAGAGTCTGGAGACGATGAGTCGTGCCACCATGCAAGCAGATATGGCTACATATGTGCGAGAGAATGGTGACAAGAACGATGATGAGTTTGTGTCCGGTATTCAGGAAAAGATCAACAACTCTATGCTGATGTCTTTACAGCTCTCTGATAGAAAGACCTTTATGGAAGGACTTCTGGAAGAGTCTGCAAAGATGAATGGCTCTCCAGACCGTATCAAGAAGTGTGGTGAGATTATCATCACCAACAATGATGATGGTACGAAACCTGTCAGAGTCAAAGATGTTATTGACCTGAATACATACATTCGTATGGCAGGAGACACAGCTCTCGCTAGACCAAACGAATGGGTAAACAAACAGTATGAAACAATGCTCCGTTGCCAGAGTGTAGCAAAGCTGGATGAATACTGGAATGGTCTTTCTAAGGAAGCTCAGGACTTACTGAATCCTAAATATAGCCAGAGACGTATGAGTCTGGTTACGCAGGAAGAAGCTGATAAGAGAGCAAAGATCAAAGAGAATCAGAAGCAGTTAGCAGCTAATGCTAAATCTCAGGCTGCTGATATTGCTCTTCTGCGTCACCTTGATGGTAAGGCAGCAGCTACTTATTGTACTCCAGATCAGGCGTATGATGCAGCTATGAGAAAGCTAGAGGGGACTCAGCCGGGAGACGCAAAGACCTTTGCTGGTGTCCTTTACTGGTCGCCTAACTCTAGGATGCGTTCAGAATACAAAGATGCTTTCCAGAATGCCATCTTGGGGTCTTCTGCATCTGAAATGGGAGACTCTAGCAATCCTCAGAGTGTAGTTAATGCTATTGCTCTGTATGAATACAATCCAGCACTCTTTGCAGCTAACTTTGGTAAAGACTTGGCTTCTAATATTCAGGCTATTCGTGCCTTGAGTGACTTCAAAGGAAGTCCTGAAGCTGGCTTCCAGTTCTTCTGTGAAGGGCGAGACAACATGTCTAGGAGTGAACAGCTCAAGCAGGATGCTGAAGACTTTGCTTCTAAAGCTATGTCTTCTGGTGATAACGTTGACCTTCTGGATGCAGATAATCCCTCTACGACTTCTTCTGCTCCTATCTCTTCTGATGCTTTCTCTAATGTTAGCTCTACAGCACTCAAATATCTGAGAGCTTGCACACAGGATGATGATGCAGCTAAGTATCTGCTCAATACTATGCTGAGTAAGAACTACTGTGTCTATAATGGCAATCCACTACCTAAAGCTGTGTTTGCACAGAAGACGGATACGACCAATGGCATTGATGCTTCTGACGATCAGTATGGTGCAGCTACCCGAGTCATGGACGAAAAGGTTCAGGCTGCTAATGCTGAATGGGCAGGAATGAATGCTACTTGGTGGTGGGGTGTCGATGATAAGATTCATTTTGGCGACCCTCATTGGGGCTTTGATGAAGGTAATGGATACACTCTTGATGAGTTCTATGATCTTGTCAATCAGTGGTGGTATGACCGTCAGGAAGAAGAAGCTGCCAGTGGCTCTGATAGTTCCGAGGGTGAAGGGTCTGGAGTAACCGAAACAGGGACTAGAAGAGCTACCTATGGTGGCGTTTCTTGGAATGGCTATTAAAAGAGGTGATATGAATGACTAATGTTGATGCTTTTCTAGCTGCTATTTCTGGAGTAGAATCTGGTGGTAACTATGATGCATATAATGAAAGTACAGGAGCTAGAGGTAAATATCAGTTTATTCCTAGCACCTACGCTGAATATGCAGATGACCCAGATGATTGGTCTCCAGAGCAGCAGGAATTAGCAGCTCATAGAATGGCAGCAGAATATATCGAAAAGTATGGGTATAGAAATGCTGCTATTGCTTGGCAGGGTGGTGAAGGTGCTATCGGACACGAAGACTGGTCTGATGGTAACATGACCACTGGTCAGTATGCAGATGCAACTATGGCTAGATTGCAAGCTATTATGGCTGGCGACCCTATTGAGAACTTTGTGACTCCTTCAGGGGCATATGGTTCTAAGCATCCGTTTATGATGCCTAAAGACCCACAGGCTCAGAAGACCTATGGATTCTGGGATGAATTTTATAATAAGTTCATGAATCAGTTCGTAGATCAGGGTTCTGTGTCTGCGGTTAGAACTGCATGGGCTAACTTCGTAAATGCAGACTCTATGGCTGAGTGGGCTAAGAGTGACTACAGACCATCTCAGGAAGATATTGATCTTGTCCAGAAGGGGCTTGAAGGTGACTCTATTGCTCAGAACTATGTACTGACTAATGCACATAACCGAAAGACTCTTTTGGAACTCTTAGCGATGAAACAAGCAGACCGTGAAAGAGCCAAAGAAGTAGACAACATGGAATTTGGTTTGTCTTCTATTGGTTCTATTCTGGGGTCTATTGCCGACCCTACGATTGCTTTGGCGTTCATCCCGGGTCTTAATGAAGCTACTGTAGTCAGTCTGGCTGCAAAAGCTGCTAAGGCTAGAGCTGTGATTTCTTTAGGTGGTAAGACCATCAATATGGCAAAAGCAGCCCAGATGGCAGCTAATGCCCTTACGTCTATGACTGGTGCTGGTGTCGATAGATGGGCAGCTCAGAAGTGGGGCGGCTTCCATCCAGACTATGCAACTACTATGACCTTTGCGGGCATCTTAGGTGCTGTAGGTGGGGCTATGAGTAAGATTGGCAATGGTGAGATGGCTAGACGACTTGACATGACGAAACGTGGTCTTGAAGATGAAACTACTCGTCTTGCCATTGGTGTCGCTCCTCGAATGGAAGCTAAACCTCACGTTCAGGATGCTCTGACAAAAGATATGCTGGATGACTTTGCACAGGAAGGGTCTGACATTGACCTTCACTATGCAGAGCGAGCTAAGAAAGCAGCAGCAGAAAAGGCAGAGCTTGAAAGAGAGCCAGAGATTGCTCAGGAAGGTGCTTCCCTCGCAGGAGAGACACAGTTCAGAAAAGCAGACCCGACTATAGAAAAAGCAACACAGGATGTTAGAAAAGAAGAGTCGGACAATGCTAACGGCTATGCCCCAATGGAACAGAAGACCGTTGAAGCAGATCAGGCTAAACCTAAGCCAGTACAGGGTCTTCAGGAAGCTGCTACTAAGGCTTACAATGACCTTGTAGAGCCAGATTCGATCACTGATAGACTCATTAAGAATGGGCAGATGTTCATCCTTACTGAGAAGAAAGCTCGCAAATGGGCTGCTCATTATGGTGTTACACTTGACCCAGATGCTAAGGCTTTCAGTTTACCGGGTCTTGGTGTCTCCGTATTGATTCGTGAAAAGATCAATAAGAGAAACCTCACAGGTGTCGTAATGCACGAAGCTGGTGTCCATATTGCTTTGAAGAGTATGCTTGAACCAAAGATCTACAACAAGGTCATTGGTATGGTCAAAGCTCGTATGGCAAGCTCCAAAGACAAGGACTGGATTAACGCTACTCGCCATGCTACAAGTCCAGAAGAAGCTCTGGCTTACTGGATTGAAAACATGGGTAGTAAGCATAAGAAAGACAACATTGTTAAGGAAGTCCGTAAGGGCATTGAACATTGGCTTGACCCTAACTACGATGCAGATCAGTGGATTGCAGACACAGTAGCTGGGGCATTGAAACACTATGTAGCTAAGAATAAAGATGTGACGAATGTAGTCAACATGATTCTTGACCCAGAGATGCCTAAGAAGAGCAAACTTTGGGCTGCTGCAAGAAAGGCTACTGGTTCTGCTAACCCAGAAGTGGTCTTTAAGTATTGGATTCAGCATAGCCCAGACAAGAGGTCTTCTCTCTATAAGGAGATCAAAAGACAGGCTATTGCTCAGTACGGAAGAAGTGACCTTACAGACAAAGAGATCGAAGAGTTTGCTTTGAAGAAATATTTCAATCCAGACCTGTACGGAAGTGACAAGATCATTGATGCTGGTGATGTCCGTCCAGAAGATGTAGCTGATAATGCTGTGAAAGAGAAAGAGACACCAATCTATCCAGACACAGCTAACAGAGCTAGAGAAAGAGCTGACAATGCTCAGGGTGATCTTGAGAAACTTATGGTCAGAAATGCTCATGAGTCCCTTCATAAGGATGACATGGTGCAGACTATGCCAGATGGTTCTCATGTCATCAACGGCATTACCTACTCTAAGGATAACCCTAATGGTGAAGGCATTGCTCAGATGCTGGAAGACGCCCTTGGTGAGATTGACTACTCTAAGGATGTAGCAACTAAGACTGTTTTTGATGATGTGTCTGATAAAGGTCTGGGGTCTAAGAACCGCCAGAGGAGATTCGGTATTCTGAGTGGCTTAGGGTGTTGGTCTGAACACAGCAGATTCGTTGGTAACATCTTTGGTATCATGCGAAACTCTCATTCTCGCAAGATGCAGATGGCAGCGAATATGCTCTTTAATGACCCTCGAATGGAAGCAAATTACACTGACTGCCTTTCAACGGAAAGCATTAAACAGATGCTTCTTGACCGCTGGAACTCTAAGTATATTTCCTTCCTTGACAAACGACAGCAGTACATTAGAGATACCTTTGGTGTCTTTAATGGTGTTCATAGAAACAATCTAATTCATAAGGTGAACGAACAGATCATTGACTGCTACAATGCAAAAGCTAGAGGAGACACCTTGGCTCTTGAAAAGTTCTCTCCAGAGATTAAGAGTCTTGCGAGTGACATGGAAGAGCTGACAGGTGACATGCTGAAGCAGATGCAGAAGAGGTCTGAGAACCTTGGGGGTCGTAAAGGACTGGGGTCTTTACTGGCACAGTTCGATACAGACAACTCAGCTAAAGAGTTCTTCCGTGTGACAGATAGCACGAAACTCTTTGAATGGATTGGTCGTAACTACGATGACAAGAATGATGTTTTGGCAGATCTTACGGAATACGCTAGACGCTTTATGGACAGAGATGCGGAAGCTAAATACTTTGTTGAAATGAAGAAGCGTGAGTTTGAAGCTAAGAAAAAGACCTACAAAGGCAAGAAACCTCTCCAGTGGGTAGAACCTACAGAAGAGGAAATTGAAGAACATCTCGAACAGGCAGCTAAGAACTGGGCGTATGGTCGTATTGATAGAAACACTTCTACTCTGAATTTTGACCCGAAGACTACAAGGCTGGCTAATCCATATACAGCTTTCTCTGATACTTTGAAGCATCGTGTACCTATTGATACTTCTGGTGTCATGAAGCTGAAGAATGGTGTCGAATTTAGCTTTGATAAGGATATTAGAAGCTATGACCTTGATGGCTTCTTACCACAGGTTATGAACAGACTCAGTGGTGAAATTGCTCTTAGAGCTACCATTGGTGACTCTAAGGCACAGAAAGAGTTCTATTCTCAGATCGTTCAGGAGCTTGCGAAGAACAGCCCAATCAGAGATGGTGGTAGAGAACTTGAAGCTATGCAGATGGGTATCAATAAGATTCTGGGCATTGGGTCTTACAACAACAATGAACAGAAACTTGGGGATGCTTTATCGAACTCTTTAAGAACCGCTACTTATTCTCAGGTTGGTGGTAACATGACCTTTGCACAGCTCGGTGAACTTGGTGGCTCTATTGCTTACGGCGGTTGGAAAGTATTGGCTAACAATATCCCGATCTTCGGTAACTTAGCTAAGAACGTTCGACTCGGTGAGGATGGAGCTGAGATCGTAGAGAATGTTTTGAGAAAGATCTATGCTGAAGACCTGTCTACTAGAGGTTGGAGTACATCTGCTTCTACAGACTCTAGGGTCTATCGTCAGCTCTTGGATAAAGTGTCTGCGGATGACCCAACACCGTCTCTTGGTGGGCGTGCGTTGGATGCAGCAAACAGAAACATTAAGAGAGCAGCTTTACTTACTTCTACTGTAAACTTCATGCCTAGATTGACCAATGCTATGGTGCAGTCTATGCGAAGTGCAGCTATTGAAGATGCCTTGAAGTGGGCTTCTGGTAAGCATGTTGGCTTTATTCGTAATCCATTCTCTAAGCAGAAGTTAGCAGCAGCGGGTATCCATACCGACAAAGCTGCTGACGATGTGAAAAATGCTATCAAAAAGTACCTTATTGATGACAAAGGAAACATCGACAAGTGGATGGATGAAGACCCAACTACCTTTGCTAAATGGAAAAAGCTCATGGATAATGAGTCTATGAGAGGTATCCAGCAGCAGAGCATTGGCAACATGACACCTTTCAAAGAGAAGCATAGACTCTTCTTCCAGTTTAAGGACTTTACGATGAAGGCTATGAATCAGCAGTTCATGAGAGCTTTATCGTCTCGTGAAAAGGATGATGCTCTTGCTGCTTTGTATTCCTATGCTACCAACTCTCTGTCTTACTACGCTATGACTGTAGCTAAGTCTTACATGTATTACCCGAACGATGAAAAGAAGCGTCAGGCTTACATGGAGAAGTACGGTAACATTCAGAGGGTAGCTCTCTCTGGTCTTTTCAGAATGTCTATGGCTGCTCCAGCATCCTTTGTCTCTGATGGTATCGAAGTATTGACAGGTACTCCAATGTATCGTACTACGGTCGATAACACTAGAAACAGCAGATCGTCTGATGACTCGTGGGATAAGAGAACATCTGATTACATGAAGCAGTTCCCAGCAGTAGGTGCATTGGGCAGAGCTTACAACATGGGTCAGGGTGTCTCTAATCTGGCTACTGGTCAGGGGACTAACAAGGATATTGATAAAGTCATTCAGTTCTTCCCTCTGGGGTCTTATCTGGGTATGTCTTACCTTGGTTCTATGATTAAGGAAGATGCAAAGCTCCCAGACAAGAGAAAGACACAGAAGTCTAAGCCAGTACAGAAGCTGGGTAGGGCTAATGCACAGCCCACTAACAGGATTCAGAGTTTGATTAGCAGTAACAAGTAACAAGAAGGGGAATAATAATGAATGAGGTAAATTGGAATGATGCATTTTTTATAGCACAGATATTGGTTTTTCTTGGTGCAATCATGGGACACCTTGAGTTCTGTATGCTCATAGTATTTGCTGAAATTGCTATAATGTACTACATTGTTTTTCCCCTCTTTATTTTATTCTGTATCAATGCGTTCTTGGGGGAGGAAGCATGCTTCATTGCCATACTTTTTGCCCTAGGCATTGGTATCTACTATTTTCATTTAGACAGGAGATGAATAAAAATAAGTAACGAAAGAAAAGCTCAGATCTTTTATCAGGGTAATGGAACTCAAACACAATATTCGTTTCCGTTTGACTATCTTAGAAAGGCATTTGTACATGTCTCTCTGATTTCTGATGAGAAAATTGAAGAACTCACTCAGGGTACAGATTATACCGTAACAGACAGAGTAGTTACTTTAGCTGCTCCTACAGGTCTCAAAATTAAGATCTATAGACAAACAGCAACGAAACCACTGGTCGGGTGGGCAGATGCTTCTGTTCTTAGAGCAGCTGATATGACCGTACAGTCTACTCAGCTACTGCACCTTGCAGAGGAAACTTCAGACCTTGCTCAGGAGGGTGGTCTTAGTAAGGATGGGACTGATAACATCTGGGATGCTCGGTATAACAAGATTAAGAATCTTTTAGACCCTACAGACCCCGGTGATGCCGTAAATCTTAATTACATCACAAAGAATCAGACAAGTCTCTTAACGCAGCTCAACAACACCGGAGCAGCCCAGAACGCTTCTATTGTGTCTACTGGGGATACTCAGAATGCTCGTTTGACTGCTACAGGAGATACGCAGAATACCCGATTGACCTCTACAGGAGACACTCAGAATAAGCGTTTGACTGACACAGGGGATTCTTATGTGGCTACTATGACCACATTGAAGAACACCGCAACGGACAAAGCTACTGAAGCTACAAATCAGGCAGCTCTTGCTAAGAAGTGGGCTGTGTCTGATACAAGTCCAGATGGAGCTACTGATAGTAAGTCCTCTAAGACTTGGGCTGAGGCAGCTAAAGTATCTGCTGGTAATGCAGCTGCTTCTGCTAGTGCTTCTCAGTCTAGTGCTACTGCATCTCAGACAAGTGCTTCTAATTCTGCTTCCAGTGCTTCTACAGCTTCTCAAAAGGCATCGGCAGCATCTTCTAGTGCCTCTGCATCTGCTACTTCGGCAGCTAATGCATCTACAAGTGCTACTAATGCGAAGACAAGCGAAACTAAAGCAGCATCTAGTGCAGCAGCAGCAGCAGCTAGTGCGGATAGAGCAGCTACATTTGACCCAACTAGCTACTATACGAAGACAGAAACGTATACTAGAGCAGAAGTAGATAACAAGATTGCTGCTATTCCAAAGCCAGACATGTCTAACTATTACACAAAGTCAGAAGTGGATGCTAAGATTCCTACAAAGACCTCACAGCTCACCAATGATAGCGGATTTGCTGTAATCAATAACAGTGGGCATCTTGTGATTAACGGAAGTGAGTTGTGGATAGAATGAGTGATCTTGGTGCAATTTTTCATGTAAAGAAAAGTGGAACACAGTATGACGCTCATGCCTATACGACAACTGATGAGTGTCCATATCCGAACCTTAAAATAAAGTTTAAGGGACAACAGGCATACGTTAAGATGGAACAGGGAAAAGGTAATGGAGATGTTCCATGCTATGCAAAAGATAAAGCTGGAGTGATCTATCAGGTAAAGAAAGAAGCAGTTACTGTGCCGACTGGGAGTGTTTCAGTTGGTGCAGGTGATATGTTCTCTGTACCTCTTGGGGTTAAAGTTATTAAGGTATTCTGGAGTAAGGACGAATACGACGAGACATCGAACAGTATATATGCATATGTTGGAGTGACCCCCGGCAAAAAGTACGAATTGCAATGTTATACTTTTGTAATATGGCCAGAAGGAGACCACAGAAGAGAAACGGAAGATGGGGTATACCTAGGGTCGGTATCCGGGACTGAATTAAACACATGGTTTCAACGTACCCCATATGAGGATATACAGGATTTACAAGACCGCAGGGGTTTTGAACTGAGTTGGTCGCCAGAAATAAATAAAATGAAGCCCACATACACTGATTATTAACTAAAAGGAAAGGTGATTATCATGTTCGCTTATCCCCCAGCACCACCATCTATCAATAGCTTTGGTGGTGAAGTAAATAATGTTGAGGAAGTAAGGAGAGCTAGAGTAGACCCTTGTGGTTCCCTCACTTTCTTCACTTCTAAAAAAGAAAACAGGGTCTATGTAAAGTACATTGATCTTAGTGGTCTTCCAGTCATTGAAGTCTATGAAAAGGCAAAAGGAAAAGCAGAAGTTTGCGATGCTTGGCATTCAGCTCTGAGCGGACGGCAGAGTTGATATATACAGTTCTCATCTTATTTTTATGAAAGGAATGGTGATTCTATGGAGAACGGTATGAGTAGTGGTGTACAGCCTGTATTTAACCTGAATGAGAAAACAGGCGGTGGTTTCGGTGGTAGTGAATGATTGTGGGTAGTCGTATTATTCGTATTACTCGGTGGTGGTGGTAATCTCTTTGGTGCCAAAGGGAATGCTGCAACTCAGGCAGATATTCAGAGGGGCTTTGATTACTCCAATGAAATGTCTCAGATGAGGGGTCTGACCTATGGACAGGCTAATAGCACCTATGCTCTTACGAATGGTATCAATGGTCTGGAGAAGACTGTCATGCAGGGCAACTTCGGCATCATGCAGCAGCTGGGTCAGAATCAGCAGGCTGCTCAGATGTGCTGCTGCGAGACCAACAGAAACATTGATGCAGTGCGTACAGAAGGGTATAGAAACACTTGCAGCGTAGTGGAAGCTATCAAAGAGGATGGTGAAAAGACCAGAGCAATGTTCTCTGCATACCAGATGGCAGAACTGAAGGCTAAACTGGAAGAAAGAGATCGTCAGCTCATGGCAGCTAACATCCTTAATGGACAGACAGCACAGACGGCTGATCTTATTCAGAAACTTCGTCCAGCACCTGTTCCGGCTTTCATCGTTCCTGCACCTACAGGTACGACACCTTCTACCCCTACGACTTAGTAATAAGTTAGTGGTAAGTTAAATATGGTGTGGAGTGTCTTTTGGCACTCCCTATTATATTTATATTAAGAAAGGGGACTGCTTGGATATTCTAAATAGTATTGTTGCTATTTTAACAGTAGCGAGCTGCCTTAGTGCTGCTTTTAACTATGTTGTTATCAGACCATTACAGCATGCTATTGACCTTAATAGCGATGTATTACATGAGTTGAAAAGAGAAATCGAAAGGAGTGTAGCAGACAGGCGTGCTTTGGATGTGCGTGTAGCTGCTCTTGAGGAGGCTCATAAAATCAATTCTAAACGCCTTGATGAAATATGCTTTACGTTAAGCGAAAAATCAAAGAGATAATCAGTACATTTAAGATTAAGAAAAGTGACAAAGACTCCATGAGACTCATCAAATGGAGTCTTCGTTACCTTCTGTTTTGTTTAGTGCTTTATCTTGTGATGACCTTATATGAATGGGTCGTAACTGGTCATGCTAACTTATCTGAGTTTAGACAATATATCACTGCCGTAGGCGGTCTTACTATTGCTATCCAGACCTTTAGCCGTTGGCTGGTAGACACAGATCACGATGGTATTCCAGATGAAGCCAAAAAAGATAATGAAAGGAGATTCCCACCATATGACCCCAGATGAATTTATTGATTTTATCGGAGACACAGCTGGTAAGGTCTGTGCTGAGTACAATCTTCCAGCTTCCGTATGTATTGCTCAGGCTATCCTTGAAAGTGGCTGGGGTAGGTACTGCATCGGACAGTATAACTACTTTGGTCGCAAGTGGAATGGCTGGGGTAACTATGTAAGACAGCAAACAACAGAATATGAGAATGGTGAATATGTCACTATCTATGATAAATTCCAGTCCTATGAGTCTCTTGAAGATGCTATTAGAGATTGGTGCGTTCTCATTGCTGAAGACTATAAATACTCTGATGTGATTGCCACTTGGCATGAAACTTGGTCGGTAGAAGCCTTCGTGCTTGCTCTTGCCCCAATTTATGCTACAGACCCAGACTATGCTAATAAGATTCTGTCTACTATCCTTGCTAATGATCTCACTAGATTTGATGGATGGGGAGATGAAACTAATGCCGAAGATTAACAGTGCCATTATTGACCAGATTGCACAGCTGGAAGTTGATGCTCTCCTTGATGGTCTTACTGACCCGGAGCTGAGACGTAATCCAGCTTTCCTTGATAAGGTCAGACGCTTCCTTAAAGAGAATCAGCTTCAGACCACTCCAGAGACTCCGGGGGTTGCTGAACTTATGAAGAAGCAGCAGACCACAGATATTCCGATCTTTAAGGAGGAGGTAGGTCACTTTGCTGTGGACGGAAGACCAAATTAAGGCAGCCCATAAGGACTTCCGTGTATTCGTGTTCATGGTCTGGAAATCTATAGGGCTTCCAGACCCTACACCTATACAGTATGATATTGCAAAGTACCTTATGGATACCCCAACTGACCGAAGCATCATTGAGGGGTTTCGAGGTGTCGCTAAGTCCTTTTTGACTTGTGCGTACACCGTATGGATGCTTTGGAAAGACCCTCAGCTAAAGGTCTTGGTTGTGTCTGCATCCAAAGATAGAGCAGATGCAAACGCTGTCTTTATCAAACGTATCATCTATTTGCTGCCCTTCTTGGAACCTTTGCAGACCCAGAGAGGACAGCGAGACACTCAGAACCTCTTTGATGTGGGTCTTGCAGTACCTGATATTTCTCCATCGGTGAAGTCTGTAGGTATCACAGGTCAGATCACAGGGTCTCGTGCAGACCTCTTGATTGCCGATGACGTAGAAGTCCCGAATAACTCTGGTACTCAGGTGCAGCGTGATAAACTCTCTGAAGCAGTAAAGGAGTTCGATGCAGTCCTTAAACCGGGTGGTAAGATCATCTATCTGGGGACACCTCAGAATGAAATGAGTCTCTATAATGAACTCACCAAACGTGGCTATAGGAGACGCATTTGGACTGTACTGTACCCTTCTTCGATCACCGAAAGGGAGACCTATGGGTCTGATTTAGCACCATTCATTGCTGAACCATATGATGAAGACCCAGAGAAGTATGCAGATAAATTAGTTCCTACAGACCCAGATAGATTCAATATTGAGGAAATTGAGAAGCGAAAGCTGTCCTATGGTAAGGCAGGGTTCTCTCTTCAGTTCATGCTCAATACGAACCTTAGTGATGCCGAAAAGTATCCATTGAAGGTCAAAGATTTCATTGTGTCTGACCTTGATATGAAGCAGACCAGTCTCAAATGGGCATGGTGTTCAGATGGCTCTAAAAGGCTCTCAGACGTGCCTTCGGTGGCTCTTAAAGGGGATTACTTCTATAGTCCTTTGAGTCGTTCTGAGGAGGTTTCAGAGTATTCTGGGACGGTTATGGCTATTGACCCTAGTGGTCGTGGTAAGGATGAAACTGCTTACTCGATCATTAAGTTCCTCAATGGCTACCTGTTCATTATGGATATTGGTGGCTATCATGAAGGGTACTCTGAGGGGACACTTACGACCCTAGCTAACAAGGCTAAGTTCTATAATGTCAATGAAGTGGTCATCGAATCTAACTTTGGTGATGGCATGTTCTCTCAGCTGCTAAAACCTGTTCTAAATAGGATTCATCCTTGTGCCGTTCAGGAGATCAACAATAGACAGCAGAAGGAGAAGCGTATCATTGATACTCTTGAACCTCTGCTCATGAGTCATAAGATTGTCCTTAATCAGAGCGTTATTATGGACGATTATAGGGTCTATGAGAGACAGCCAGCCTATAGCTTTGTCTATCAGATGACTAGACTCTGTGATGAACGTGGTGCTTTGGCTCATGATGATAGACTTGATGCTGTAGCTATGGCTGTAGCTTATTGGCATGATGTGCTTGATAGAGATGCTAATGTGGGCATGGAAGAGCATCTCGAAGAGGAATTAGAGATGTGGGCTGACCCTGATGGAGGGGCTTTGAACTGGGGTAAGCCGGAGGTCTTTAATGATAAGCTGAGTCTTGGTAAGATGCATGTGAGTAGCTTGAACCCCTTCAGGAAGCCGTAAAATGCTTTCTGAGGGCTTCTAAGGTGCTTTGAAGGTAGTTTTACCTAAGACAGACAGGAAGCTCTTAGAAACGATTTTAGAGCGTTCTGGAGCTATTGGCTAGTTGATAGATTGCTATTAACTAGCTATTTTGTAACTATTTATAAATATACAGAATTATGTATAATTATAAATAAGGATAGGAAGAGTTTATTGTCAACCTAAATTCTAATTGAGACACAAAGATACAAACTAACTAATTGAGACACCTAATGGTGAAGGGAAGGAAAAGTTATAGTATACATAATGATACTTCATTCTGATCTTCACATTATGAGTGCATAATGAATATTCATAAATATTAGTTAGTTAGTAGCTAGTAGATAGCTAGTTAATAGCTAACCTTAAAGACTCTTATGGACTCTTAAAGACCTCTTAAAGGGCTGGTCAGGTATCATAAAGAATTTCTAAACAATTCTAAAAGAGTCCTTTATGAGTTCTGACCGTAACCTTAACTCTAGCTATATACTAGCTACTAACTAACTAATATAAAGGAAGTAATACTATGATTACTAAAATATCTACTATTCTCAAGTATATCATAGTGGCTGTAGTTTCTTTCCTTCTTGGCTATGGCTGCTATGCTATTCTTCATACAACTACCACTAACTCTGAAATGGACGTACCTACAGAGGCAAACAAGGAACCTGTAGAAGTCCATGAGATCTCCAGAGTGACTCTTAAAGAGAAACAGAAGACCTCAGACCCAGACTTGGTGGTAGATAACAGATACATTGCTGAGATCAATGGTCAGACTTTTGAGATTCCTAAGAGTCCTTCGGTGACTCATAAGGATAGCAAAGGACTCCAGACCAAAGTCATCTCAGATATAAATATGACTCCAGTGGTCAAGAAAATGGCTGATCTGGAATACAAAAGGAACTGGGAAGTGTCTACAGGTCTTGGTAGATCTCATGATGGACACTTCTATGTACCTATTGGACTCCAGAGGAACTACAACTATGATAGAGCCATTGAGGTATCCGTTGGACTCTCTAAAGACCATGTAGAGAACTTTCAGGTGGTTCATAAGTGGAAGTTCTAACTGGGTCTTACAAAATTTTGGTAAAAATTGTGAAGTGTCTATTCATCCACTTGGGCGGGGCTGGATTCCCCCCCTATGGTACTCTTCACGCCTTCGCAGCGTTACCACTTTACACCTTCAGCGCTTCCCTGAAACACAAATTAAAACGCCTTCTAGCATGCGTCCTAGACCATGCACTAGCACGCCATCTAACACGCATTCTATAGCACTCTTTAGGATATCTTATAGAACACTCAAGGGATACCATGGCGATAACTGTCATGGATACTGTTGGACGCTTGATGGTATCCATAAGAGTTAAACAATGTATGACTTTATGATAACAGATAGATTATTTTCTATCTGTAAGTCATGCATTTTCAAACACTGTTTAACTATGCATAATACTCATACTACTATGACTTAAACTCATACTATCTCATACTCTCATCTGTTATACCTAAAATGCATAGATGTTATCTAATTGACTCATAAATGACCGCAAAATGCCCATTTGTATACATATACAGTATTCTGCATATTTAATCCATAACGTACTCTCTATGAGTTTCATAACGTACTCTCTATGGATACTTTATGCACCTTTATGAATACCTATACATAGCGATCCATTGCGTTTTCTATATAGGTATATAATATATACATATATAGCTAACGTGCCGACCCGCACCGCTGGCGTTCGTGCCAGCCATCGCGAGCCATTAGGGAAACATTGAGACACATTAGAGAAACTAACTGAACTCTAATTATTCTTAATTTGATTTCTGGCTTGCAATGCCGTATCATATAGACAACGAAGAACGGACGCCACCAGTCAGCGGGAGAACGTAAGATACCAGCGATGGAAAGGCACTGAGAACGTTCTGAGTGTGGTTCTTTGACAATCAAATAGAGGTAATCCGATAGCGGGGACAAATCCGCTAACACGAAACAAACGGACAAAGCATAGCCATCAATGCGATGATGGCTAGGGGATGTGTAACCGATAGCACACATAGGAAGACGCCTACTCACAGACGGGCAACATCAACACAAACAACATCACAACACTGAGTATCATAGAAAGAGGGAATTATCATGGAAAACATCGTAACGATTGACTTGTGGTCAGATAACTGGAAAGGTGAAGAAATCATCAACATTCTTCATGATGTGGGTATCAGAACGGCGGGCATGCACACCGCTATCAATGGCACGTTTGAAGAGAACGTAGAATGGGGACGTTGCAAAGCCAAAGAGATTGCGTCCATCTGTGTCTCTCTCAAAGGTGACGAGATGAAATCCATCGCGGAAAACATGCATAGCATTGAAGAGGTGGAAGAAAAGCCTCTCTTCCTCTATAAAGTCAACATCATCGATGATGTACCCGATACTGACAACAAGGAAGAGGAAGACACGGAAGAAGGAGAAGAAGAAAGCAACAACAACAACAACAAGGAGGAGGAAAACAAAATGGAAAGAAACGTAACGTTAAATATCGGATGCACCACCAAAGAGGGCGTGAAGATGAACACTGAGTTCATGATTGATGAAATCGGGTACTACACCGATTGCACCATCACGCGGTGTGTCAGCTTCTACAAGGGGAAGAGAGAAGATAGTCTCAAGGTAGAAGTATACGATATTGCGGTGGCTGCCGCGGTGAATAAAGCCAGCTTCTTCGCCCGCATTTTCAATCAAGAGGGTGTAGCACTCACGATTGATGGAAAGACGCATTTCATTACTGGCGAAATGACTGATGATGATTTCTTCAATGTCGTTATTGACTTTGAACGGAACTAATCTGTGTCTATCGCTAGTCACATGACTAGCTATCAAGAATGCAATGGGTAGCAAGGTAGCTACCCTTTGGAACTCAAAGGAGAACATAAAATGGAACTGATGAAGCTGAAAGATCACCGCTATGCACAGTGCAGATATTATCATACGATGTACCTTGCAGGAAAGCAGGGATGGGGGCATGAATGGGGGTTCATGTCATACACGACAAGGGTCATCATCGTAAGAGGCTCGCGGGTCATGTTCACTGGCTACTATAGCCGTACAACATCGAAACAGATGACGTGGTGGCTTAAAGAGTTCGGCGATCGTCTCAAGGGGTTGACGCATGACACACTCAAAATCATGGATGAAGAGGGCATGGCATACGACTATGAGACGGGCGAATTAACGCCGCTCACTGACTATGAAGAAAGAGAACGCAAAGAGGTTAGGCGTTCAGCGTTCCATTATGGATACGAATGGTGACTCATGGGGAGCAAGACAAGCAAGAGTGACGACAAGGCACGGAAAAAGTGCCTTGCAGCACTCTATAGACGGCTACAAAGATTAGAAAAGACACAAGGAGATAAACATCATGGATACAGAAAAAGGCATTGAAACATGGGAAATCAGAATGACACGTCCCATCACTCTTTGGGGGTCTATCACTCCCCGCATTGAAGCAATCGTAGCACGCTATGGGTCTATGATTGACCACGCGAAGACTACCAAAGAGGCTCGCACCATTGAAAGAGAGTTTGTCATCACCATGCTCTTTCATGGCGTGGTGTGTGATTTTGAATAGAACTCAAGGGGGGTAACTCAAATGCTGAAACACTGGTACGCATGGTACAATTCCTATGGATGACCTTGAGCATATCGATTATCTCAAATTTCCGATGACATTCAGCAAGGCAGAACTTCCCGATGGATG